CTTGAGCACCAGCTCCTCCACCAGCACCAGTAGCACCCTGTTCACCTTGAGCACCTTGAGCACCAGCAGCACCAGTAGCACCTTGTGCACCTACTGCACCTTGAACACCTTGAGCACCAGTAGCACCTTGTTCACCTTGAGCACCCTGTTCACCTTGAGCACCTTGAGCACCAGCAATACCAGAATCTCCTTTATCACCAGTTCTAGCAAAAGTTATGATTATGTCTTCATTATCACTAAAAGATGTAACACCACTTATATGACTAGAAGGTATTTTATGATATCCAGTTGCTTCTGTACTTGAACCAGTGATAGAAAATATTGCAAAATCATCTGAATTAGACTTATTAGATATTCTATAATGCCCCTTTAATGTAGATGTAGAGTCATCAATAGTTCTCAAATATGTTTCTATATTAGTACCATTATCATCAGCATCGTCAATATAAAGTGTCAATGCACCACTAAATGTACTTTCACTAATTCTTAAACAACCATTACCAGGATCAGAATCTGATGTAGCACTTTTAAATGTATAATCAAAAGTTACTCCACCAAAGTTTCCTTCTGCACCCTGTCTACCTTGAGCTCCCTGAACTCCTTGTGCACCAGTAGCACCTTGTTCACCTTGAGCACCCTGTCTTCCTTGAGCACCTTGAACACCTTGATGTCCCTGATGTCCTTGAGCACCCTGTTCACCTTGAGCTCCTTGAACACCTTGAGCACCAGTAGCACCTTGAGCACCTTGAGCACCAGCAGCACCTTGAGCACCTACTTCACCCTGTGCACCCTGTCTTCCCTGTGCACCTTGAATACCTTGTGCACCTTGAGCACCTTGAGCACCAGCAGCACCTTGAGCACCTATATTTCCATTGGCACCTTGAACTCCTTGATATCCTTGATTTCCTTGTACTCCTATTACACCCTGATGTCCTTGATGTCCTTGAGCACCTTGAGCACCTTGAGGACCAGAAACACCTTGAGCACCAGGATCTGGAATTCTTCTCCATCTACTACCATCCCATCTCCATGAAGATCCATTGGCATGGTATATGTCATTCAGTGCTGGATTGTTAGGAAAATTAAGAGCTGCCACTTATAAAAATATTTTTAGTTATTTAGATTGAATCCAAGTAGTAACAATATATTTATCTCCATTCTTCGGTTGTATTCCACGATGAATATAATTCCATGTTGCAGGTATAAAAACTAACCTCCCAGTTTTAGGTTGTATCTTTGTTCCATCTATCAATTCAGTCTCACCATCTTCAAAATTATCATTTAGATACCATATACAAAGTATCTGTCTTTTCTCTGCTGAATCATGATGCCAATGATAATAATCATCATCAGCATTATATTTTTTTATATTATATCCACTATCATTTGTATTATAATTAAATAATCCAGAAAAATATTGTTTACAATAAGCATAATAAGATTCTAAATTTTTAGATAAAGAATTATAAAGAATATCATCCTCATCTTTCCAATCACTTTTTTCTGTGATATAAATTTCCTTACATTTTTTTAGTTCTGGAATTAATTTATCTTGTCCATTGACACGAAATATACCATCAACTTGACTTTCATCATTTTCAAACTTATCGATAACTTGTTTGCAAAAGGACTCTGTAAGAACATCATCTATAGAATATACAAAGTCAGAAAATTTCTCAATTTTCTTAACAGTTTCAAAATTCATAAATTTTTATCATCTGTAGATCTTATCCATCCCGTACATATATACTTATTTTCAGATTTAGGTGGATTTCCTCTATGAACCCAAGGCCATAATGCTGGAAATATTATAATCTTTCCTGTTTCTGGTTGAATCTTCAATCCACTAGAAAATTCAGTATCTCCTCCTTCAATAATATCATTCAAATACCAAATAAAAGTAAGTCTTCTAGTTCCCATTTGATCATGATGATACTTATAAAATCCTCCAGGTTTTGTATGCTGTAACTGATACCCAGTATCTTCACTAGGATAATTACCAGCAAAATGATCATATGGTGCTGAAAGCCAGTCCATATAAGATTCTAAATTTTTACTTAATGATTTGTAAAATATATCGTCTTCTTCTTCCCATCCTTCTCTTTCAGTAATATAAAGATCCATCGATTGTTTCATAGATGTATCTACACCTCTACCAATAACTCCTTCAACTTTACCCTCATCTTTATTAAATTTTTCAATAACATGTTCACAAAAATCTTTATCCAATTGATTTTGCATTACATAAATTAAATCATCAAAATTCATATAATTAATTTAAGTCTTCATAATATAGCATAAAGCATAGTAAGGTGGCAAGTTTTGATTCAGTGCAGAGACTGAATCATTAGGACTACCAGAATTACCAGTTACATTATGTGTGTGACCACCGTTAGAACCAGAATTACCAGTTACATTATGTGTGTGATTACCAGCAGATTGAATTCTTGAATGGTTATTATAAATCGCCCATTCAGAAGTACCTGCATTGTCTCCAACAAAAGTTTTATTGGAAGTATTCCAACCAACTTCATCACCAGCTCTCCATGTTGCTTTAAAACCATGTTGGTGACTACCTGTTTCATTTGTATTATAATTACCATCACTATGAGTGTGATTACCAGGATTATTAGTTCCATAGTTACCATCAGAGTGAGTATGAGGAAATGTCTGTCCAGTAGCAGTACCACCTTGTGCACCAACACTAACACCTGGATATGTAGTATCTCCAGTAGCTGATTTTGCACCAACAACAAACTTAGAAACTAAATTTGGTGTGGAATTATTACCATCACATAAAGTCCATCCAGTAGGAATAGATGCTGCTGAACCAGACCATAAGACGATAACACCTGCTGGAATACCACCAGCTAAATCACCAACATTACTCCATGACCACTGATTACTGCCTTGAGATGTAAGAACCTGTCCAGCAGTACCAGCATTACCACTCCAATCTGAATGGTATCGAGTAGCAGCATTCCATGCTATAAGTGTTTCATCATTAGGATTCCATTGCAATCTACTAGTCTCATCATCCATTTTAAGGGTTTGTTGCTGATTATCAGTAGAACTATCAACAAATACTAAATTGTGATATGCATCACCACTATCAGTTCTAACTGTTACTGTACCAGCATTTCCTGCATCAGATCCTGGAGCACCTTGTTCACCTTGAGCTCCTTGTGCACCTGGAGAACCACCACCACCGTCTGCACCCTGTTCACCTTGAGCTCCTTGTCTACCTTGAGCACCTTGAGCACCACCAGAACCACCAGAACCTTGTTCACCTTGAGCTCCTTGTCTACCTTGAGCACCTTGAGCACCAGCAGCAGCTGCAGCACCTTGTTCACCTTGAGCTCCTTGTCTACCTTGAGCACCTTGAGCACCAGCTCCTCCACCAGCACCAGTAGCACCCTGTTCA